AACAAAGGTCTTCACTGATAGCTGTTGCTTGGAAGGAACAGACAAAATTGCAGTGGCCTAATTTCTGTTATGACTTTAATTAAATTCCCGTGCTGACTATCAAAATCCAAAGAGATACTGCAGGTAATTACTTGCGACATTTGGCAATTTAAGCTCTGAGTGAGAGTCAGGAGTTGAGGTAAGAGCGCTCTCATTCTTCAACTACAGTATCGCCTCCGGTTTCGTTGCTACCCTCTAAAGTTATGGTCTTTGTTGACGATAAATCTACTGAAAGAAGAAAGGCACCCGAACCTTCATTCTTCATTAGCAAATTCAACTTTGATTGCGGGGCCCCCTGGCCCCTTTTTTTTACCCCGTCACAGCATCTGTCATTAAATTTTATGATTTTCTAATATTAAAAGTACCTCTGTATAGTTGGAAAAAATTGAATATTTAACGTAAAAAAATTTTATGTGGCTTAATTTCGCCTGAAAAGGCTTGTAACATGTCATTATATACTCTTGACGAATTTGAAGGTATTATTCCCTTAATGACCTATCAACAGGCCTGCTTCAATTAAATAATGCGTTATGACTTTATACCTCTTAATCGATATGAATATGTATCTTATTGAATATTCTATTTCGTGAGAATGGTTTAGCTTTTGCTTTTTTATTAGGATGAAGGACTAAAAAGACTCTGAAAGTTTATCTTAACTAAGAGGTTGCTGGTTGTTTTTTCTAATGTATTCAATCGGTAAGCTTTGGGTTCTGGTCTTTCTATAATTTGCGGGCTAAAGGATCACATTGAATGTCTTGAGCATTTTGAGTAGTAATGGATGCCGTTTTTAGGGTGGTTTTGGTCAGTCATAGCATTCATAAAAAGGGAATAAATATATGAAAAGCCACGAGCGCGGCGTAGTTATTAATGGCAGTATTAATATCCTGCACCAAGGATTGTTCAGACTTATCGAAACAGAATGCGTTCAAAAAAACCTGCTTGTTCAATACTCAAAAGAGGTTAGACAATTTCGGCTTAATCACCCTTCCGAAAGATTTCCAGGTTGTTATCAACTTGCCATTTTGTGCCTGGAGTATGGGGATTTTTTTCCACGCTGGCTGAGTAAATTTCTGACGTTAACCTGGCAGGCGGAAGGAAATGTTTTGGTTTTTACTGACAGTCTTGATCTGCTCAATCAGCGCAAGAAAGGGTTGCTGAATCGACTCTGTGAGATTGAAGATGTTATGGATGCTTCCATGCCAGTTGAGTCCATTAAGGTGGTTTTAAAGCATCATCTAAGCAAACAGCATACTCAGCCTGTACGTTGTAAAATCTCAAAGCGCGAACTCTCCGTGATCGATGGCTTCCTCAACGGCATTGATGCAAGAACCCACTCAATGAACCTTGGCATCGAGACGAAAACGCTCTATCAGCATCGAAAAAACTGTGCCAACAAACTCGGCGTCAGAAATCTTAAAGATTTACTCAGGCTTTAGTCATCAGGGGAAGTAAAGTGCCCGTCATAAACATTCATAAAACCGACTGGTTCCGGCTTCTTACAGACATTAGCCGCCACGGTTATTCTTTGCAGGACATCGCGGAAGAACTGGATGTAGTTGCTTCCACGCTTATCGGGTGGAAAAAAGGCGCAAGCCCCCGGCATCATACCGGTGAAGCGCTCATCGAGTTGTGGTGTAGGGTGACTGGAAAAAGCCGAAGCCAGTTGCCGAAAGAGAAATATGTGCGGAAATTCATTTTTCACTCGTCAGGACGTAACAGCTGACATTCAGAAAAATGAACGCGAAGCGACTCATAGTGCCGGTGAATCCCTTACCGGCACAGAGTCATCCCATGAAACTTGAAAGTGTTGTTAAGTACCATAGTCCATGCGCCGTTACGCCCTTTATCACTCATTCTTCCCTCTCACCCAATGCAATGAATGGCAGCGATATTATGGCTGCGCTGGGTATGACGCTAAAACGTGCGCCCCTCGGCTATTGCGCCTTTTTCGCCAAGATGAACCTCAGTCGTCACGACAGGCAGCGCGCAATCCGTTTGCTCAAGGCCACCGGTCTCAGAGAGTCATCCCGCTATCCGTCGCTCGTAAGCCTGAGTGAGAAAAAACGAGAAGCTGTTATTGAGATTATCGCTCATTATGCATTTCTTGATTACGCGCGGGGTCCAGACACTGAGTCGCCATGTCATGGCTGCAAAAGTACCGGCGTCAGGAATGGAAAACTCTGCAGTAAATGCGGTGGAAAGGGGACGATTCGTGCTGCCTGTAAGGATTGTAAGGGACGTGGGCTTTCGATGAACCGGATGAAAAGTCAGTCGCAGGGTGTGCCGGTTTATCAGCCCTGCAAGCGGTGCTCCGGGCGAGGTTATGAACGCGTTGCGTCTGTTGTTGTTTTCAGGGCTGTATCTCAGGTAACGAAGGCTATTTCGCTCGATACCTGGAACAAAAGCGTCAAGCAGTTGCTGAATTTCCTGATTACAGAGTTACACAGAGAAGAAGCCTGGGCTGAAAAGCAACTTTTGAATATCACTAAGTCGTGAGCGATATAAGCGCTAGCTATGATATAGGCTGCTATTTACTTTTCCATTTTTTGTGTTAAATTACACCCAATGATGGGTTAATGACTCTTCAGAACGCTTCCTGAGCCCTGACATTTTTGTCAGGGCTTTTTCATTTGGTCTGTCGCGCAGAAACTTTGTCCGGACCATCCTTTCGCTCCATTCCTCCTCTCTCTGCGTGGCAAAACCTGATGAGCAAACTGACAACTGGTGTCGCATATAGTGTATCTGTGGGCGAGATTCTGCATGGTGTCCTGACCTATTTCAGCCCGGAGGAGTGGAGTGCGGTGGGCGTTTTAACGGGCATCAGCATTGCCACTGTGACCTGTATCATCAACTGGTATTACAGACGGAAAGCGACGCTCGCTGAAATTCAGGCAATTCGATGCGAATGCCAGGATAAGACCAACTGAAGCATGACCATTTCTCCGGTCCTACGCAAAAGGCTTCTGGGCGCAGCCGGAACGGGTGCACTCACTCTGGCACTGACGCTGCTTGGTGGTCAGGATGGTTTAGAAGGGCGGCGTTATGTCCCGTATCGCGACGTCGCAGGTGTACTGACTGTCTGTGACGGTCATACCGGCGCAGATATTGTCAGAAACAAGACCTATACCGACCGGGAGTGTGACAGTCTCCTGTATGCTGACCTGAAGCCAATACAGGCAAAAGTGGATAGCCTGGTGACAATTCCCTTGAGCAGGTACCAGCGGGCCGCACTTTACAGCTTTGCTTACAATGTCGGACCTGAAGCTTTCTCCAAATCTTCTCTCCTGAAAAAACTTAACGCCGGTGATAAGGTTGGTGCATGCAATGAACTGCGCCGTTGGGTCTTTGCCGGCGGCAGGAAGTGGAAAGGGCTGATGAAACGCCGAGAAACCGAGCGTGCACTTTGCCTTACAGAGAGCGGCGATGACCTTAAAGGCTAAGTTGCTATTGACGTTGGCTCTGGTGATTATCATCTCTACAGCCACCTCGACAGCATTTGCACTCTACTACCGCGGCAATGCCATTGGCTACAAGGCGCAGCGTGACACCGCGACTAAGAATCTCAGTCTGGCAAAAGACACGATCACCGACTTACAGACACGCCAGCGAGATGTGGCCGCACTTGATGAGAAATACACGAAGGAATTAGCCGATGCTAAAGCGACTATCGACCAACTGCATGATGATGTCGCTACTGGCAGGCGCCGGCTGCAGCTCAACGCCACCTGCACGAAGCAATACGCCACCGGCACCTCCGGCATGGGTGATGCAGCCAGCGCCCGACTTACTGACGCCGCTCAACAGGATTATTTCACCCTCAGACAGCGAATCGAAGTCGCCGGAAAGCAAATAGCGGGCCTGCAGCAGTATATTACTGAGCAGTGTCTAAAGTAGATTTCATAGTGAACTGATGATGGGTATGAAGCTGATAGAAACCTAAGGTTTCCCCAGTGGTGCGTCGTATAAGAGAGGATATCAATATCATTAGTTTGACGCGGTTTGGTGTATCAGCGTCCACTAAACGATATGTAGCTCTTTTGCTGCCATCTTCATTAAAAAACTCAGCGGCTTCCTCTGCTAAAGGGACCTTATCCTCTCCACCAATAGATTTTACATGAGAAGATAAAGATTCAATGACGCTATTTTCTATAAAATCATTTTGGATTTTATGGGCTAGGTTGTTCCTTAAAAGGTTTAACTTATCCAATGCCTTAAATGAAGGCAAGGGGAGGCCAAACTTGGCTGCCAGCTCTAGCTTTTTAAAATAATTTAATTTAAATGCCTTCCCTTCTTCAGGTTCCGTGTCAAATAGGTCCTCTTTACGAATTGCTGAGCAAATAAGTGCTTCAAGAAAGCTTTCTGTGACCAAGTGTAATCTTAGCACTACGCCTATATCGTCTGCACTGTCAGTTGATGCAATAAAGGCGTTTCTGACAGAATCTGTATCAAACAGCTTACGAAATATAAAAAGATTCATAGCGAAATAATCCCAAAGGCTAAATATGGCACTCACCGACAAACAAGAAATGTTCTGTCGCGAGTACCTCATCGATTTGAACGCCACGCAAGCGGCCATTCGGGCGGGGTACAGCGAAAAGACTGCAAACCGTACCGGCTCTGAAAACCTGACGAAACCTGATATTTCACAGCGTATTATTAACCTTAAATCAGCGCGTAACGAAAGGGTAGAGATAAAGGCAGATTATGTGCTGCATCGCTTGGTTGAAATTGACCAGATGGACGTGCTCGACATCATGACCGATGACATGAGCATTAAGCCCGTCTCACAATGGCCCGTGTCATGGCGTCGGTACCTGAGCGGTTTCGATCTGGCTGAGATGTTTGAAGGCCGGGGCGAAGAGCGTGAGATGGTCGGCATACTGAAAAAGATTAAGTGGCCTGACAAAGTCAGAAATCTCGAACTGCTCGGCAAACACATTTCAGTGCAGGCATTCCGGGAACAGTCTACTCAAGCGCTGACGGGTAAAGACGGTGGCCCGGTGGATGTTGCACTGCTTACTCGCGAGGAATACCGGCAGGCGCGCCGGGAAATGCTGGAGGATGACGACTGCTGAATATAAGAATGCTGCACGCCGTATAGAGTGCGAAGAGGACGGGCTTTATTTTACACGTTACTTCTTTAAGCAGCGCACCGGTAGCAGAATGATTGTCGCGCCCCATCATAAGGTGATTCAACAGACGTTGGACCGGGTGATTGATGGCGATATTCGGCGACTTGTCATCAACGTTCCGCCCGGCTATACCAAGACGGAACTGGCCACCATCAATATGATGGGCCGCGGGCTGGCGTTGAACCGCCGTGCCCGCTTCATGCACCTGTCCTATTCCCACAACCTGGCGTTACTGAACTCATCGACCACGCGCAGCATTGTGAAGTCTGCCGCCTTTCAGGGCATGTGGCCGATGGCGCTGCGCGATGATGCTGATAGTAAAGCCATGTGGTGGACCGAATACGGTGGCGGGGTGTATGCCTCGTCGGCGGCAGGACAGGTTACCGGCTTTCGTGCCGGGCATATGGAACCGGGCTGGCAGGGCTGCTTTCCTGCTGGAACGCTTGTAGAAACAGAACGCGGACCCCGTCGAATCGAAGAACTTGTTGAGTCTCGATCTGATTTCAACGTGTGGTCTTGCAACATTGAAACTGGCAATGTTGAGCTGCAACCAATCGTTGGCTGGTGGGAAAATCCAGCTAACGACATAGTTGAGGTGGGTTTATCCGATGGTACTGTTTTCCAATGCACGCCAGATCATCGCATCTATACAAGCAGGGGTTATGTTCGCGCAGATTTACTTACCAGCAGCGATCTGCTTCCGGCGTGTTCGCCGCATACTTTTCAATTGAACGACAGTCACTCCGAGCAATTTGGCCGTTTCAACCATCGGCAGGGTGTTATCGAAAAGAGCTCCATCAGAAACCGAACTCAACCAAGTTCCTCGACGTTCGTATCTGTCGGGAGTGAGTCCCTCAGTGACAGATGCCCAGGTCTCTCGAAGCTTAATTTGCCTAATTACACCTATCCCAACTCCGTTTTGGCGAGCAAGGACAGAGGACGATTCGTTGCTGATAAAGATTGTGCGTACCTGAGCACGTGTAAGCTTGGCTCCCGGACGCTGCTCAAGAACCGGAAAGGTTCCATGAGCCTTTGCATCCGCCATGTTCTCAGCCTTAGTACCCCAGGCAAGATTATTAAGTCTGTTATCGGTCGGGCAGCCATTAAGGTGACGCCCTTCCTCTCCAGGTTATTTTTGACGTGCAAAGGTGTCAAGAACAAGTTGGTGAACGTATTTGCGTTTGATTCTGCTTTGAAGGGAGAAACCCACCCAATAATATCCCCTTCTGTCCAATTGAAGCTTAAGCATAACTCCAGGAAGCATGTACTTCTGCCCGGTGGAGGAAACTATCAGCCTGTCCAAACTGCGGACGCGACCATAAGTGCTGACTTCGTAAATCCTCTCATATCCATTGGCAGGAGCCCATTGTTCGTTCGCAGCGTCGGTCATATCAGTAAAACCTATTGCTTGTCAGTTAGGTCCAATCATAATTTTATTCTTTCGAATGGTAAGGTTCTAGTCCACAACTGTCTGGTTTTGGATGACCCGGTCAAACCTGACGACGCCTTTAGTGAGACGGTACGGAACGGGGTTAATACCCGCTTTAACGAGACCATCCGTTCCCGACTGGCCATCGAGACCACGCCTATCGTGGTCATCATGCAGCGTATCCACTACCAAGACCTGAGCGGTTACCTGTTGCGCGGCGGTAGTGGTGAGCACTGGCATCATCTCAACTTGCCGGTATTGATTGATAACAGCGAGCCGTATTCATCTCTGTATCCGGAAAACTCGCACGCGATTCCGATCGAACATGGTCTGCCTGACGGCTGGCTGTGGCCTTATAAGCACAACGAATCGCATCGAATCTCTTTGTTTTCGCACCGACGCACTGCTGAAGCGCAGTACATGCAGCGCCCGAGACGGTTTAACGCTGACGACTTCTGGGCAAAGTGGGAAGACAACTATTACAACGGCATCGACCAGCCCCGTGGCACCATCACCGAAACCATTACAGAAGCCAGCGGAACATTGAGTGTGTATCGCTATGAAGGCGTGTCGTTTCACCTCACCGATGCCGGTAACAAGCAGGGTGAGAAAACGGTCAACCAGACGCTGTCCTGGACAGCAAGCCGCCGTAAAAAAGTTAACTGAGGAGTGAAATGTGGTTCACGTAAAAGTTCATGAAACGCCTCCGGCTCCCATGATTGAGCAAGAGATCAAACCAAACCAGCTCAAAGATGCCACTGGTCGAATTATCACCTTGCGGGAGTTGGACCCCGTTCAGGAATCCCGTCTTACTGTCGCCGTTGGCCCGGAAATGGCTATCAACGTCATGTACATGAACATGTATGCCTTCCCGGTTGCGGCGGTTGCTGACATTAATGGTGAAGAATACCCAGTCCCGCAAACTCCCAAACAGATTGAGAGCATGTTGGCCATTCTTGGTAAAAGCGGCCTCAAGGCGGTGACTGCCGCGCTGCGCGAAAAGTCGAAAGCTGATGACGAGGCTACGGAAACTGCCGCAAAAAACTAGCGCAGAACCCCGAGTTTATTAACCAGTGCTGGCTGATGAAAGCCGGGGTTCCGTTCAGCGTGATTTTCCCTGCCCTGACAGAGCTGATGCCCCATGAGCGCATTGCCATGGGTGTCGTTATTGGCGAGCTCGATGGCGGTACCTACAACTGGCACACACGCAGGTGGGAGGAGGGTAAGTGATGGACCTTGAACAGTTTGCAATGGAACTGTCGTCTGCATCAGCCAGCATCGCCACCGGGCTCGAAGCCAGTTTCCGCGTCATCGTGAAAGAGATAGAGGAAACTGCGAAGGAAGAAATTGGCGTGTACCAGCCTGCTTACGGGCCCTTTGATGCCTGGGCCCCGCTTGCTGAAGCAACGAAAGCCGATCGCGTTCGCCGGGGATATAGTGAAGACGAACCGCTGCTGCGCTCAGCCCAGTTAAGAGACTCAATCGAGAGTGAAATTGTGGGACTTGCGGCCATCGTCGGGACCAAAAAAGAAATCGGTCTCTGGCAGGAGGTCGGTACAAGTCACATTCCGCCGCGGCCGTTCATGGGACCTGCGTATGTCAGGAAGATTGACCCGCTGATGGGGTCGATTTATGAGGCTTTATCTCGCGGGTTGAAAGCTCATTAAAAAAGACTCGGAATGGCTAAATGAGATGGCATTCTCTTCTAAAGTGAATTTAAAGAAAGGGCTATTAATCAATTAGATGAAAGAAATAATTCGGTAGCATAAGCTATTTAGAGAATTGCATGCGAAGCGGTAACGATGGGTTGAAAATTAGAAAACCCGGCATTCACCGGGTTAGCCTATGAAGCGTTTTTTGCTTAAGGGAGTTGAAAATATCTTATTCAATCTTTCATTAATATCTTCATTGTTAAGCTTTTTAACTTCATTTTTGGTATATGGGGTTGCCAACGCAGCATCCCTTCTACGAGGCAGCAACACCACTCCCTCGTTTTTTTTCATAATTAATTATCCTTAAGGATTCCATAAAGCTTCTGATTACTACAATTGGATGAGCTTAGTTTAGACTCTTTGCGAGAACGGCCGTCATCATACACTCTTTGACCAGTAGCATCTTTAGTATCTGTGTTATAAACCACTTTTAATGTAGCACCGTCAACTTTTTTGTTCCATTCTTTTAAGTTTGGAGTGTCTAATCTATTGATTTCAAACCAATCCAAGGCTCCATCACTTATCTCACTGATAGCATTTAGGATGTCCTGAACAGACTGATACCTTTCATTAGGATCGATCTTCAAGCAGTTTTTTACGATGTTAGAGAGTTTCTTTGGTATAATAGGAGAATATGTTTTACTAGGAAAATCCCCAGAAATAATATCTTCAGCCAATTGTTTAGCGGTGGTGTATTTGCCTCGTTCCTGCTCAAAGCTTGTATGTCCGACACACATTCTGTGGATTGTCATGCCTGCCTGATAAATATCAAAAGTTAGATTGTAGTTAGCTCCAACAGTATAAAACTCAGGGGGAGAATGAAAGAAATAGCCATTATCCGGCGTTGCCCTTCCGGCTATGTCAAGCAGCTGAGCTAAGCCAAAATCTGAAAGCAACGCCTCATTTCTGTCAGAAATTAGGATGTTATTAGGTTTTATATCGAAATGAACTAGGTTTTTAGAATGAATATGATTCAATGCACTTAAAAAATGTAGCGAATATCTTATTATTTCTCGGGGTGAGAGGTTCTTAGTTTTCATTAATCCATTAAGGCTTCCATTTTTATAAAATGGCATTGCTATATAAACATTTTCTTGGCATTGAGCAGCATACTGTATTTGGACGATGTTTGGATGGGCGTTTTTATAAACAGTCCTTGCCTCTCTGAAATATTCATCGGGTTGGCTGGTCGGATCTTTTGGTATTTCTTTAATAATAAGATCATGAGCTAAGTGATTATCATGAGCCAGATAAACTCTTGAAAAACAACCTTGCTCATCTAGATCTTTTAGCCAGTCGAATGATACATCTGCTTTTTTGTAAGGGTTTAGCATAATCTCGCCTCCACAGATAAAGCAGCCAGTACTGCCTCATTTGTCTCTTGAGAGAAAGTTGTGTTGTTTATATTCTCAAAGATTACATGGGAGTTAATGAAGTCCTTGTATTGTTTTTCATTTAATTTTAACGATGCCTTAATGCCTGTCTTTCTGACTACTGAGTAATCTAAGATTTCGCTACTAGAGAAGGCTTCTTGTATCACGGCTTCAATGTAAAGCCTATCAATAGATAAATTTTTAGAGTTTGACTCTGCTACTCTTATAGCTGCCAGCTGGACGTCATAAGTCCTCAATATGTCTAAAATGTTATTGCGAACATATTTTAACTTTTCAGGCGTGTCTAATGTTGCTGGAATAACTACAACATCTGCACATTTTAAACATTTTTCAGTAGTGCAATATACTATGAAGGATGCTGCTTTAGGGGCAGCCCTAACTCCAAGGATTCGCATTTCAACTCCTTTTGTTGATGAGACATCTCAAAGCCCTATTTTGAGCTTTAGGTGAAATTAGAGTATTATCAGATTTATCCTACTCCAGATCCTTCGTAGGAGCCATCCTGACAGATGATCAGTGCTTATCGATATGGCACCTTTGGCCACTTTTTATAAGCGAAGACGTAAAGCATAATGAAATGTATGCCCGGGCAGGAGAGCAGTAGGGCCATCTTCCATCCGAAACCAGCTTTCTGAGCCATGCGAAAGCAGGGGATAAACATTAAAAACCAGATAATCAGCGACAGGGCTGCGAAAGGGTTTGGTTGTTCCATTGAGCGTTCTCCATAAAATTCATACCAGTTTATATCGGCAACTGTTGATTATTATTTAGCAATGCTCAACAAGGCTTACGATTTTATCTCTCGAATTTGATAGTATAGAGGTAACTTTTCTAATATCTGAAGCTCATGAGTACCGTAGACTGGATTGTAGCGGCCATCGCCCTAATAGGCGGCACATGTTTTTTCGCAGAAGCATTACTCTTTTATCGCCGAGGAATTTTCACTCGACGATTTAAAGGCACAACACGTCGTGAATATGTTTACCGGAGCGAAAAACCAGATGTATACTGGCTTTATATGTTTGCACACGTGAGTTGCGGAGTTTTAAATATCGTTATTTGTTGCTGGGTTCTGCACCGTAAAAACGCTTTCGATGGCTGCTTTCAAGTGTTTAGTAAGTTTTTCTAATTCTGACTGAGCTAGTGTTTTTTCATCTTTTTGCTTCAGTATTACTGTTCAAAACAACAGTTAAAAATCTTAGCGTTCCGCGTTAACATTTCAGTATCTTAACGAACGGATTTCGCCTTATGCTCAAGATGCGAATGGTTTACGACGATGAGTCTCGTAAGAGCGGGAAAGGGGAGTTGATTGTCTATGGAATCGGAAGGTTCCCTGTGCTCAGCGGCCGCAAACAGCACATTAACGATCCTAACTGTGAATATCTTGCCGACGAGGGTTCAATTCCCGTAGGCCGCTACTGGATTGTTGATGCACCGCAGGGTGGCGTTTACACCCAAGCCAGGCGGGCTTTTCTCGATTTTCTGCATAACACTAATCACTCAGAGTGGTTCGGTCTCTATAACACCCAAACTATGAATGATTACACCTATGTCAATGGTGTAAAACGTACTGGTTTTCGGCTGCACCCTTTGCGCCCGGACGGTACAGGTGAATCATGGGGCTGCATAACGCTGTTCAGGGTGAGTGATTTTGAGCAGATAAGACAAGCCCTGTTGCGAACAAGTAAAATGACAGTGCCTGGCTCACGTAGTGGGTTAATGGCTTATGGCTACGTAGATGTGATGGGCAAAGCTGATTATGCAAAATGCGTTGATTAAAAAGATCGCCATAAGTGTTGTTTCGCTGGTTTCAGCTGTGCTTCTCATAAAGTACATCACACCACTCAACAATCTTATTTTCACCTTTGGTTCATGGCTTTTCTTCAAGCTCGGCCCGGGAGGACTGGGCTGGGTTGGAAGTGATTACCAGTGGGGAGAAGATCCCGTTACTTTTTTCGTGGCTCTGTTAGCGGTGTTGTTTCTAGGATGGTTGATATCGAGAATTATAAGACGCATTTTTTCGGTCACTAAAAAATTCTCTTAAGCTAAATTTCACAACCCCTTGATTTACAAACCTGGCTCAGGTGAGTTCTGGTATGGGTTTACTGGTTAAATGAAATCCAATAAACAGGTCAATTTGATAAGACCCAGCTGACACTGGGTTTTTTTATGCTTATAAAACGAGGTCCTCATGGATGTTCAGGCTTACCGTGTAGTAGTGCGTCTGGCGCTGGATGACCAGATTACGCGCCAAATGCTGAAGGTCAGCCGTGATACAATCGAGCTCAACAAGAAGTTCGTAACTATCACTAAAAACATCAAAGCGCTGAGCAGCGCAGCCCGAGAGGCGTCGTCAGCGCTGCGGGGACTCAACCGCTCTCTGAATAATCAATTCTGTGCTGCCGCCCGAGGTGCAAGAGAATATGCCGGTGCTATCCGTTCAGTGACCGAACAGGCACAGCGCATGAACCGCGTTACAAGTAATCTGCCTTTGGTTGCTGGAAGCTACAGTGCAGCGATGACGCTACCGCTTCTGGCCGCTGGCGCAGCAACTGCAGGAGCAGGTGGGCGCGGTGGTGGATACGGCAATAATGGTGGCGCACTTGGTCTTCCTCCCCCTCCGGGTTCGGGCGCGGGATGGCATGGCTGGAAAAATGGTGTACCACCTGGGGGCTGGGGCGGCGGGAGTGGCGGTGGCAATAGACGTGTGGCTGGCGGGAGCTCCTTTTCAGACGGCATGACTAATCTGGCTACCGGATATCTGAGTCTGAAACTGCTAAGAGGCTTTGTGGATGAAGCTGCCCGGTACCAGACTATGAATGAAAAGTTCAGGCAGTTCGGTATGGGTCCGGCTGCTACGCGTGAAGCTCAGCATTTCGCGGAAACATCGCGAATCCGAGGAGCATCAACAACCGACATGCTGAAATATCTCATGGAGGCTCAGGGGGTATTCAGCGAGTCCGGTGCTAAAACGCTCGATGAGCAGCTGCGCGCCGCAAAAATAGCGGCACCGGTGTTAGCGCGTATCAATTTCGCGTCCAGAGGGCTGGATGAACATCAGCGCGAAGCCACGACCGCTAAGCAAATGGACATGTTACGCTTCACGGAAACCGCTGGCGGACTTAAAAGTCCAGAGCGTTTTAATGAGCTAATGGATTCGGCTTTCCGTGCCATTCAGTCTTCTGGTGGAAATGTTGACTTCACCCAGTACCGTCAATTCATGGCAAAAGCGGGCACCTCAGCGTTTAACCTCACCAACAAAGCCTTGTTTGCTGAGCTTGAGCCGATTATCGGCGAGCTTAAGGGCAGTTCAGCGGGTGATGCGCTGATGACGGCTTATAACCGGTTAAACGGTATTGTGAAGCTACCTAATCAGGTCACGCACGACATGATTACTCTGGGCATATGGGATGCCAGCAAAATTGAACTCAACAGCCTGGGCGGAGTGAAGCGCTTTCGCGGCAATCCGCTTATCAACCCAAAGCTATTCAGCCAGTCACCGGTTGAATACTATGAAAACGTCATCCTGCCCATTTACCGCAATCATCAGTTCACGCAAGAACAGACGCAACGCATGAATGCCATGATATTCGGGCGGACTGGCGGCAAGATGTTCAGCCTCATCGATAAACAGCTTGAGACCATTCATCACCGTGTTGATGCGTACGCAATGGCGCGCGGACTTAACGAGGCCTATGGCGCGGTCAGCGGGACCTACAACGGTAAGCTCATCGACTTTCATAAAAAATGGCAAAATCTGCAACTGGTCATGGGTAAAGACGGGGGGCTGCTGGACACGTTCACGCACTGGCTTGAAAGCCTTACCCATTCTGTTCAAATGATGACGGCAATTGCGCGCCACCATCCAGACATGGCCAAGTTTGCCGGGCATGCTGCACTGGCCATTGCGGGTCTGGCGACCCTCAGCGGTGGGTTCTGGGCACTTAAACATGCGGCAGGGGCGTTAATCACACCCTTTAAGCTTGTGAATACCGGCATTGACCTGTTAATTGGCCGGAGTGCCACAACGGGCCTGACTGGCCTTGCGGCTGCTCTCTCAGGCCTTCCGGGCATCCTCTCAGCCGTCACGCTCGCAGCGCTGTATCCAGCAAGAACGGTGACTCAGAGCCGGGAAATGGCCGAACGTGAAAGACTTGCCAGGCAGAATGCGAGAGAGGATGGTGTCACATACAGACCATGGATACCAACGCAGGCTGATTTCGATAATCAAAGATTGCGCGCGCAGACTTATCGTAAAACCGGTATCTATCCCAACATACCGCCTGTGGAAGTTCCGAGAACATCGCAGCCAGTCAACCTCCTTATGACACATGAAGGCCGGCAGATACTGGTCGCGACGGTCATCAATGGATTAAGTCAGCAGGCATCCAGAGCGCCTTCATCCACCAGCACCTTCGACCCATCAATGCTGATGGTCTATCCCGGGCAGCCAGGTGAACTCTCAATACCGTAACGTCATACGGCGCGACCAAAACTGAGGGTGCTCACAACCTGTTCCCGCTTTCTTAGGATTCTGAATCTTGATATCGCCATGCTGTTCACTACAGGGGTGATTGTGAAATCACTTGAGCTGGTATTTAACAGCAGTTATCGGATGGGATTATGCTTAAGAGTCGTCTTGTCGTTGCTCTTGTTTTAATGGGCTCTGGCGCTATGTCCGTTTCGGCTGGCTTGCCAAATCGCCCGGCAGAGGAGGAGGGTGCAAAATCGAAGCTCCATGCTCCATTACTGGACGGGGGTGATCAGACCGAAGCTTTGATTCGCGCTAAACTGCTGAATGACCCGATGTCTCCAGTTGTAGGGGCAAAGTACCCTACGTTGAAGATTGTCACCTTCACGAACTATGACTGTATGGATTGCAAAAAGCTCGAGAAAAATCTGGAAAGGCTTCTGAAAAATCATATCGACATTGCTATCACATACAAGCTGCTATCCTATGGTTCTGACATGACCACCGCGGCTACTCGGACTGCCCTTTCTGTCTGGATTGAGCAACCCGAGAAATTCTATGCCTTTCACCATGCATTGATGTTCTACAGAGGAATGCCAGACGATTCATGCATCCGTTCTGCAGTCAGCGATGCGGGAGTTAAACTGAAAACATACAGGCAGGATACTCAGCACATTATTGACGTGAACAAGGCTTTGTTCAGACGATTGCATTTAACAGATATGCCAACGACGATAATTGGTGACAACGTCCTTACTGGGGTGGTGCCATATCAAATCCTTGAGAAGGCCTTGGATGAGGCGTTAAGAAATTCATAAGCAAGGGTGATGGAAGTCTCTATGTATCGTCATTACAAAAAATCCAGCGCATCAACAATTTTGACAAGCCTGATTAAGGGGTAAAGGCTCTTATACCGCTTATAAAAAGCACATGTTGACCTGTCCAAAATAAACACAGTTAATGGTCCCTTTTCATTCAATAGATTTTCAGTGTCTTGAATTAATTTATTCCTCTTATCAATAAAAGGGGAATATGGATATGCGTACTGTTGTTGTTTCACTTGTTATGGCCATGAGTTTGCTTTGGGTTGGCGCTTCTGAGGCTAAATCAGCTCGACAAACTGACGACCAAATTCGTCAATTAATTATTGAAGATTCTATTGCTTCATACCCAGGCGTTTGTGCCTGCCCTTTCAATACCGCCCGGAATGGCAGTAGTTGTGGAAGAAGAAGCGCGTGGAGTAAGCAGGGTGGTTACTCCCCAATTTGCTACAAGAAAGAAGTTTCAAAAGAGATGGTAGATGAGTGGCGTAAAAATAAAGCTGCTTAACCAAACCCGCGAAAGCGGGTTTTTTTATGCCACAGTGATGCATCTTCGCATCCCGGTCATTAGCTAAACGTCTGGCAAGAAAACCCCGAATTATGGGAATACCGCCATAAAGCAAAGAGTCGGGACTGGCCTTTTCTGCCTTATTTGCAGTTTCCAAACATAGGTGTAAGACACACTTGCCATTTATGAATTACCTGACGCAGTTCTCCCAAGGCTTTGATCCGACTGTCACCAGACTGACACTGGGCGAGTTCGAATTCATGGAATTTGAAGTTCCGGAGCGTATTGCTTTTCGCGGCTGTCAGAAGACAGTGCAGCATCAACTTATAGGCGGACGGCGGATCATTGATGTGTTGGGTACGGAATACGAACCCATAACCTGGTCTGGCGTCATTACCGGCCCAGAGGCAAGTGCAAGGGTGAGTGTGCTTGAGCGCATGCGGGACATGGGTAACCCGCAGATGCTGACACTGGATGACTATCGATTTACGGTTGTCATCACTGCCTTCAATTCTGTTTATGAGTTTGTCTGGCGCAGACCGTATACGATTGAAGTTGCTGTGCTCAGGAACGAGGGGGCACCGGATAAAACAGATGCACTGACTGGCGCATTGCAAGGGCTTATTGACAGTGACATTGGTCGTGCGCTGGGTTTGGCAAATATTATTAACGTAGATGCGGTAAAAGAAGGGGTAAAAACTCTTCACCAGGCTGTAAAACAGGTCACAGATTTCGCACATGCCACGGTTGTTCAGGTACAGTCGGTTATCCGACCACTTATTGCTGCACGCAACATTCTTGAGCATGAACTGGCCCTATTGGAAGCCGCTGCCGGAGAAATTACCTCCCTGGGTGGGTTGGTGCCAGGCCATCCCATATCTAAGACCATCAGCAACCTCCTTTTACAGTCAGAACATGTTACGCGGATCCCTGATTTATATCGTCTGCAAGAGGTACTGGGACGACTCAATAAAAACGTGAGCGCAGGGCAGATGTCTGGAGGTATCAGGGCAGTAACGCTCTCGGGCGGTAACCTCTATCAGGTGGCTTCAGAGCAGTATGGCGACGCTTCACAGTGGATCAGCATCGCCGAAGTCAATCATCTGACCGATCCCCAATTGAGCGGTATTCATACCCTTAATATACCCACCAACCCGAAGACTTAGTTGTGCATATAAACAATCCCATCGTTGAATCTTTCGCCCGCCAAATCAGCGGGCGTTGTCTTTTAAACGGCCAGAACGCACCCTTTGTTTCGTTTAGCGTGGAAGCCAATGGCTTTCGCGGGGCAGGAACCTTCGACCTTACCCTTGCCATCTCAGCACTGCCGCCAGTCATGCGATTACTGAACTGGTGGGCTTTACAAAAGACTATACGGGTAGAGCTTTTCATCTCGGTTATCACTAATTCCGGTATCGATGAGAAAAAGCACATGACGGGAAACATAGATACCTGGCATTACGATCCAGCACGCTTTGAAATTGTGGCTGAGGGCCGGGATTTCATTGCGAAGCTGATTGATGCAAAGACGTCTGGTGAATGCTTCAAGAATCTCACCAGTTCTCAGATAGTCACCACGCTGGCACAGCGTCACGGCCTGACGCCGGTGATCACCGCCACAAACAGACGGGTGGGTGAATATTACCAAATAGATACGGCACACCTGACAGGCGAGCAGACCGAATGGGACATCATTACAACACTGGCAAGTATCGAGAATTACTCGATTTATGTAAACGGCGATTGCCTGCACTTTGAACCTAAACGTGCTCATATTGACAAAGGCAGCTATGTCATACGCTGGCAGCCGCCGGGTATGCAGGCATATCCACAGTGCAATATCTCTGATGATCTCTCTTTTTCACGTGCGCTAACCATTTCGAAAGGGGTGACAGTTGAAGTAATGAGCTGGAACGTGAAGCTCAAAAATAAGAAGTTTAGGGTCTGCTACCCAAAAGCAACCAAAGGCATTTCACCCGGTAAAGCCACTGCAGAAACGCAAGTCTACCGCCTCATACGGAACGGATTAACGCCTGAAGCCGCTCAGGCGTTGGCTCAATCTGTTTATCATCAAATCGTCCAGCATGAGATGAAATTCACAGGTTCCACAGCAGGCGATAATCTTCTCATGCCGGATACACCTATTCGAATTGAAGGGACACAAAGCCCTTTCGATCAGGTTTATCTCTGCGACAAGGTAAGACGCACATTGAGCTGGGATGCGGGTTACAGGATGAATATTTCTGGCAAAAACCAAAGCCCTGCACTGGAAGTCGAGACATGAAAGTTCTGCTGAATGCCATGGCGGCTACAGCCCGGCAGAGTGGTAAAAATGCTACACGGCAGGGCGTCATCACCGCCTATGATCCGAACTGTTACGCTGTTAAAGTCCAGCTTCAGCCGACCGGAGAAGAAACAGGCTGGATCCCACTTAGTTCTCTTTGGGTTGGTAACGGATGGGGACTGGCCGCCGGGCCAATGATGGGTGCAGTGGTAGAGGTAGAATTTGATTCTGGCCTGATGGGTGTGGGAATGGCTACATGCCAATTTTACAACGATGCAGACCGCTGTCCGGGCCCGCCTTCTGGGGAATTCTGGCTGGTGCACCAGAGCGGCTCAATGCTGAAGTTTCTCAACAGCGGTGAAGTCCTGCTGAGTGCCAAAGACAAACTCACCTATGACGCTCCGGCACATCACTTCACTGGTGGCGACGTAACAATGGACGGAAATCTGACCGTCGCTAAGGATATTCGCGATAACAATGACCGCTACGGCAACGTTCATCGTATCCGGACCGTCTATGAGGGGCACACCCATCTGGAGAAAGGGAAAGGATTTAATACCCAGCCACCTAATCAGCAATTCACATCGACCTAATGGTAGTAACACATGCACGACATCTTTCACGTCATTGGGGGAGACCTAGAGGTTTCATCTACAGGGTCACTACTGACATCATCGGGCAGTGAACGCGCTAAGCAGAGGATCCTGCGCCGGCTTCTGACCAATCCTAGCGACTATGTTTTCCATCCCACTTATGGTGCTGGGTTGGGTAAAAAGGTTGGGGAAGCGGTGAAACTAGGGGAATGGAAGGCATTAATTACTGGACAGATGTTGCTAGAAGAGGCCGTAGCCAGCAAACCGCCACCAGAGGTAAAACTCACACGCTTTGAGGAAGGCGTAAGCGTTTCCTTAACCTACACAGATGCTTTGAGCGGTTCTCAGGAAACACTGAGTTTTGACATCACAAGGTGAGATTATGCCATTACTGAACATCAAATCGTTTTCGGAGCTTGTTCGGGAACAGGTCACCGCTATCCAGGCGAGATCGTTAAACCTGGTGGACTTCTCCATCGGCAGTATTCTCAGGTCTCTTGCTGAATCGAATGCCGGTGTCACCATGTGGATACAACAGTTGATTGTGAAACTTCTGGTAACGACCCGCGCGGCAACATGTTCGGGTGAAGAATTGGACAGTTGGATGGCGGATTTCAGCTTTCCCCGCCTTTCTTCCGTGCAGGCCACAGGAATGGTGACGTTTAGCCGCTTTACGGTAACCAGTCAGGCGCTGATTCCCTTAGGCGCGAAGGTAAGTACAACAGACGGAACCCAGCACTATTCTGTAATCGCTGACACGTCGAGTGATGCCTGGGATACGGAGCAGTCAGGTTATGTCATCGCTGCGGGCATCCGCTCTCTGGTTGTACCTGTGCAAGCGGACATAGCGGGTGCTGAGGGTAATGCGCAGCCGGGAACTGTCACGGTTATTTCCGGGACAATCCTCTACGTGGACACAGTAACCAACACTACTGCATTTACTAACGGCAAAAATGCAGAGGGGGATGACAGCTACCGGGCGAGGTTTGTGCTGTGGATCGACTCACTGTCGAAAGCAACTAAAGCGGCTATCGGCTTCGCTATCAGTAATCTCCAGAATGGAGTCAGTTATACCCTCACGGAAAATGCCGCGTGGGATGGTTCGTATCAGCCTGGTTATTTTTATGCCGTTGTGGACGATGGCAGTGGCACACCGGATGCCACCTTTGTTCAGCGTGCAGCTATGGCCATTGAAACAGTCCGGGGATTTACCGTCACGTTTGGTGTATTTCCGCCAGATGTAATCAAAGCCGATGTCATTCTGGTGATCACTACCGATGACACAGCTAATCATGGCGACATTGTCACGCAGGTCAGAACAGCAATTGTTAAGTTCATCGGCAAGCTGGCGCTGGGAAAACTGCTGGCATACACCCAACTGGTAAAGGTGGCCTACAGTGCCAGTCCGCTGGTGACAAATGTTTCTTCACTGACGCTGAATGGCGGCATCGCCGATATGGCAGCTTCGCACAGGCAGGTTATTCGTCCCGGAACGGTTAAGGTGATCTGAATGGCCAAAGGCGATCAACACGACTTTTACAAACGGCTTAAGGCCCTCCTTCCTGCTGGCTGGTTTGCAGACGAAAGTCCGGTTATGCACGGCACGCTGACAGCGTGCGCGAAATCGCTTTCCTGGTGCTACGCACTTTATCTTTACGCCCGGGCGCAGACACGTCTGGCATCGGCCAGTAATGGCTGGCTCGACCTCGCCGCGTGTGACTTTTTCGGCAGCAGCCTTATCAGGCGCGAAGGGATGACCGACGAGCAGTTCCGTAATCAGATCAGAACAAATCTGCTGCGGGAGCGCGGCACGCGCCAGGCGATTATCCAGGTACTTGAGACATTAATCGGAAGTCGCCCAGATGTGTTTGAGCCCTTACGCCCTGAAGATACGGGCGCATATGGCGGACCAGCAATCGGGTATGGTGCAGCTGGTGGCTATGGATCCCGTTTTTTGCCTTATCAGGCATTTGTCGTGGTCAGACGCCCCAAAGGTGAAGGCATCCCGTGGGTGGCTGGCTACCACATCTCATCATCTGGATACAGCAAGGCCTCGCGTGGCCAGTATATCTCAAGGTACATGTTCACTGGCGGCGTTACAGATGCAAATATTTATGCAGCTATCGCTGCCGTCAAAATGGAAGGGACGCTCGTCTGGGTAAAGTTGATGTAATCCATGCTGCTAATGATATGAACAGATCAACTCGCATTTGTCTGAATAAGGCTCTGTCAATAATTGTTGATAAAACAACCTTGCCCATTTATTCCTAATAGTATTATATTCACTGTATAGATACCCATAACAATGTTGATTTCGATCAGATGTCGTTAGTGGATGCCTAACCTCTGCATACAGAGCTCTGGGAAGGAGGTAATATGTTGAATCTCAAAAAGTTTATTAAAGCAGCATCTGAGCCCGATCGAATCATGGATTTGTTTGTAAAAAATCGTTGGGACACGAGAGAAAACCCTGCTGGTGGAGAAACCAGCGAGAGATACTACTTTGACCGTAGTGGCGCCTTACGTATCAACCTAAATAATAAGGATGTACAAAGCGCGATTGCACACAACGTGCGGGTGCTTGCTGAGAAAAAATAGTAAAGGTGACTCATGAGCGCGGCACTCATCGTTATTGTTTTGGTGTGTGGCTATCTTTATATCAATAGTCACATACCATCAAAACATAAATTCAAAAAATCTACGGGTTGGCAATCATATTTTCAGGTCGCTCTTAAAGGTTCTTATTACGTTTTCATCTCTTTCATCATTCTTTTCGTTACATGGGTTCTTCTCCTTGCGACGATGTGGCTTTTGAATACGCCGCTGTTATTCACGGACAAATACAAAGCTTTCACTTATGCCTACGACATTTTGAATGTTAAGTTTGTTGGCCTGAGTCTGCCATTCGTTTTATTAGTTGCCACCACAGCCTTACTGAGCTTTGCGGAATCCAAAAACGAAGAAAAAAAGCTGAGGAATAATGATGAAAGATTAAGGTTATACAAGGAGATAGCCAACGCAAACCCTATAGAGGCTATTCTGCTTGAATCAATGACAAGTAATCAAAATCTGATGGTTTCAATATCAATGAAGTCTCGCAAAGTCTACATTGGCATTGTGCACGAAGCCAGGCTAGAGGACCATGACACTGATACTATAGTGATCATCCCATTTTTAAGCGGTTATCGTGATAAAGACACGCTCAGCTTTGTTGAAGAAGTTAACTACGCAGAACACTATAGCGATTGCGGTATTACTTACGACTCTTCTCCACTGAGTTTGTCACAATATCGACACGTCATACCACGAGACCAAATTGAATCGGTATCATTGTTTAATTCAGATATGTATACGCGATTTAAGCGCAAGAAAAAGTATTATCGAGCATCATTTATACGTCACAAGCTTAAAGACCTCTGAGCTAATGACTGTTTAAATTACTAAACCTTAACTAATCACTAAACCCGCTACGGCGGGTTTTTTTATAGGGTAACTATGGACCGTCAGATAGTTTATCCGGGCGCTATTCCGCTCGAAACTGACCTGCTTAACACCAATAAATTCGCCATGACAGGTATGGCAAAGCTGGCTGTGGCCGTGCTGGGTTCCGATACCTGTCTTTATGGCCTGCATTGTACACCCGACAGTCCTGCGTCCTTGCGTGTCATTGTTGGCCCCGGTCAGATTTATAGTTTACAGAATATGGATAACTCACCGTATTCCTCACTCCCCACAGATACGTCGCAGCTCATCCTGAAGCAGGGACTCATCTGTGAAGCAACCCCGCTCACGCTCACCGCGCCTGCTTCTGCTGGTCACAGCATGAATTACCTGGTGCAGGTCGGGTATGAGGATGTGGATTCTGACGAAACCATACTGCCTTATTACAATGCGGCAAACCCTGCAGTGGCCTACAGCGGGCCCGGTAACTCAGGTAAAGCTCAGCCGGGGAAACGGTCAGGTGTCTGCCGCCTGGTGTTAAAAGCAGGAGTGTCGTCGCCTACAGGTTCACAGGTTACGCCTCAGCCTGATGCAGGATACGTCGCGGCATGGGGGATTACTGTTACGGCGGGCATGAGTGCGATTACGGAAGCCAGTATTTTCATGATTGAGGGGGCGCCGTTTCTGCCGTCAGGTGGGATCTATCCGTCCATTCAGCAGTGTGCCCCGACATTTGCTCACGATAGCGGCACAGCAAATCGCTATTCCGCCTCTTACAAGCCTATGCTGGCCGAGCTGACGGATGGCATGCGTCTCACGTTTAAAGCCAGAGAGGCAAACACAGGAGCCTGTACGTTCTCGGCCAACGGGGGCAAAGCCTACCCGTTGTATTCGCATGCGCACCAGGAGCTGCAGGGTGGAGAAATAATTAATGGCGGGCTCATAGAGGTCCAATGGAACAGTTCATTAAACGCCTGGCTGATGTGCGGAAACACAGGCGGTGCAACACCGGTTTCAGAGGCACAAAAACCTCATCATGCCATTAGTCTTGCACAGGCTGATAAACGCTATCTGGAGAACAATAAAGGCTACAGTAAGGAAGATGCAGCGAAAGATTTCCTGTCGAAAAAGGGCGGTGTAGTTACGGGCGAACTTGATATTAAGGGAAAACTGACGGCTGAGAAAATCTTCATGGGGAATATGACATTCAGCGAGGACGGAAATATCAATGGGCCCCGATGGAAAACTGAAGAGTCCCAGGCAAATGGCTATTTATCCAGTTGGGTGATGGCGGAACTGAAAAAGATAAGCGACAAGATCATTCCATTACCTTCAACAGAAGAGATTACAAAAAACTGCGTTAAGCGTGTAAGACTCGGAGCTGAGGTCAGGAAAAAGGGGGAGGCTGTTACGTTTGATGCGGGTTATGTCATGACAGGGTTCAAAAATCCGGGCAAGGTGAAGAAAGGATATGAATTTACAGCCCGGCCCTTACAAATTTTTGTTGGAAATCGATGGCAGACAATCGAACAAGGATAAACCCATGATTGATTTGAAGAACTTCAAACCGGGAAAGCCGGTTTCTGCTGATGATATTGCAAGCGAAAAAGAATATGGAATGAAGTTTTTGTTTGATGATGCCGGGCATGAATGGTATGCAAGTCAGCGTTTATATGCTGATGGTACTTTGAAAATTGCATACGATAAGGAGGGGATAATATGGAGCTTGAGCACCGATGTATCAGAACTCTGGCCAGTTCATCTGAGTGTAGCCGAAATAGCGCATGATGATCAGAGTCGTCAGATTGATAACAGCGGATTATGGAAATATATTGGTGGAAAAGTAATAAAGCTTTCGCCCGATGAAGATTTAAAGTTTTTAGAAGATAAAAAGGAATATTTAATAGATAAGGCCGTAACGAAAATTATGCCAGGCATGGCAAAACTGTTGCTGAAAAAACAGCTCTCCGCTGAAGAGTCAGAACTGCTGGAAAAACAGCTGCATTATCTTGACCAGCTCAATACACTTGACCTCAAAGCTGCTAATCCCCCTGTGTGGCCTGAATGGCCAAAATGAATTAATGAAGCTCACGCTGTTCAGTTTTGTGATCTTTTAGGATGTCACTTTTACGGAAGGATAATATGGCACAAATGCCCGGAGCCATTTAACACTGATTCAGAACTGATAGCCTATATCAATAAACAGACTTTTCATGTCAAGTTTACCACCCTCATAGGAAGCATGTGACCCTTCATAACCTGCTGTAAATAGGAGCTTATCCAACGCTTTTAGCATCAAGCCAGCGCTGTAAGAAAACTGATTTGATGAGCTGTAATGCATCGTCTGCGTCGACAAACCATTGTTCGTATAGGGTACAGGATTACCAATCCCGGCATGTGAAATACCAGCAAGAGCGAAGAGACTGAGATTATTCGAAACGCGATACGTAGGACCTGCCATCCAGGAGTAATACTCTGCATGTTTATCATATGCGTGATTGATATTGTAATTTGTGCTACATTTTTTATCATGGATTCTGCAAACATCACTTTCATCTTGCCAGTTATTTTTCATTTGTGTATATGAACCCATGACACCCCACATCAAAGATGTTTCATACTGTAATTTAACATTGGAACCATGGAGATTGCTAAAACTTCCCAGTCCCCCCTTTTGAAAACCTAAGGATAAGGTGGGGTTGCTATCGAATTCATGAGCAATCGCGGTTGAACACATTAGGATTGCCGAGATGAGTGACAATAAAATTCTACTGAACAACATATTAGCTCCTCGAAAAACTCAACCGATAGGCATTTTTCTGTATGCATATCGCAAAACAGATACCCATTATTTTCTAACCATGATTCATAAAAACGAAAAAGTAGCGCATATAGCACTCTCATAAGTGAAATTCATGACAATGACATTGTTTTACAGGATGGATGCCTGATTTCATTTTATGAAATGGGTGTTTAGAAAAACGGATCTCAGGCGGGTAATACAATAATGAAGTTTGATTGAACGACTTTTATTTTGATCGGGTTAATGTCCGAAATTTGTCCGAATAGATTCGATATTGATGATAACTAATTGATTATTATAGCATGGATTGGTAAGTATTGCGACCTTGAATTCTGCGGGAATAAGGCGTAGGCACTTGATAAATAAATATTTTTTATCATTAATTCATGAATACGTTTTATATATAGGTTACGCTTTTTGCGGTGACAGTGAAAGCTGAATTAACCGGTCATAAAATGCTTAAAGCGCCATTCTTCCGGTAGCGCGATGAATTTCTAACTTAATGACACAGTCTGAGTGCGTATTTAATCTGTTCTGATCTCGCGCCTTTTATTGGCGTGCCGGGCAGAGTTAGTCTTTGATGTGACCGATCAGCAAAGTCACACACCATTCTCTGACCGGGTTAAACATGCGGTATTACCCAGGTTAACTTTTCATGTTACTTAGCAGATCATGAACCATAATCTACTGTTGAAAATCTGCGATATTGACGCATCACGCCTGTTCCGTCCTGGCCATCGCGCTGAGGTCTGCAATTCATGGATTGGGTACAATCAGACAGAGATTTGTTTTTGTCTGATTGTTGCTCCTGCTTCAGTTACAGGCCGGTTGCGGATGTCCGTTGACAAGACGCGGTGTGGATTGTGCAGAGTGGCGGTAATGTGCGGGAGGTTTAACGCAGGCGGTGGTATTTTATCCGGGGCTTTACGCCTTAAAACGGCATCATAAAAGGATTACGCGTGTCCACGTTGCACTTAACCACCGGGATTAACCTTATGAGAGCACTCTTCGTCACAGGCCTGATCTTTGCGCTAGCCGCATGCTCCAGCTCAGTGGGTCGCAATGTTGATACAGCAACCGTTCAGAAAATCAGGCCAGGCCTGACAACCCGAGCGGATCTGATCGCGATGTTTGGCCCGCCTGATACGGAATCCCCGTATCCCAACGGACAACAGTTACTGATGTGGAAATACAGTAAAGCCAGAGCGCTGGCTACCTCGGCAGGTGAAACGCTTACGGTACAGACAAAAAATGGCAAAGTGTTTAACTACACCTTCAGTAAAAGCTGACGTTTTATCCCGATATCTCTGCGCACAATAAAAAACGTGATTGTATTGCCAGGTTAACACAATCGCGGATCTGTGCAGGGAGTTAACGTATTCCTCTTCGTTCAGGAGGGATGAGATGAATAAGCCCATCGTGGCAACCGGCACCGGAAAACGTATTCTTAGAATTGTCGGTATCGCCGGTGAGCTGGCCGATGCCATGGATAATATTTCGCTGTCCTTATCAATACAGGCAGGATATTTTTCAGGTCAGTATTGCCGTTAGCCAGATGGATGCTGCCACGCAAACGCACGCTGTATTTGTCGAAGAATCCTCTCCAGTCTCGCAATCTTAATCTGAGCAGATGTACGCTATGGTGAAAACCTCCGCTTAGCGCGCCCGCCCCGTCATTAACGTGTTTCCCGTTGTCTCGTCAGCGATGACGGGGCAACGCCATGTTGCGCTTGCTGCACAACGCCGCGTAAAGCCCGCCCACATCCTTCTGCGTGTTAAGTGCCGGGCAGTGAATACCTCATTCCCCTCTGAAAATCCCGACGGCAATGCCGGCGTGAAGAAAAACGTCTCTCCTGGCGAATGTCACGGGGAAGGGCAGTGTCTCTGCGTAGCGTCGAGGCGTTAACACAGTCATTGCCGTTTTGCCCCTTTGCCTTGATTCCTTTTCAGAATCAGCGTAGCGACGTCTTTGTGACTCCAGACTTAACAGGTCTGGAGTCACAGTCGGCAGAAAGGTAGAATCTGCAATACGGCTTTATTATCTGGGAAGAGCAGTGGCTGAAATCAGCATAAATACAAGGTCGCCGCATGTCGGCCATCACGTCATGGTATGGCTGGAGCAGATCAGAAAGGCTTCGCTGTCTGAAGTCGATAATTTTGGTGACGAGGGCACGGTCGAGCAGGTCATTAAGGTCTGGGTAAAGCTGTCATTACTCGTTACGCGTCGCCGTCCTGAAATCGCGATTTCCTCCCTTCTCCGGCATGTCTTACCGAATATTGGCTCACTCCCGCTGAAGAATCTGACGCGATTACGACTAAACAGACTATATAACATACTGATTTCAGAGGGTAAAAAGGAAGAGGCGCGGCGCGTATTCGCGTTGACAAAACAGTTTTTATCCTGGGCAGAAATGCAGGGTTATCTTGAGCATTCCCCTGTTGCTTCAATGAAAAAACGTGACATTGCAGGCCGTGCGGCCTCACCGCGCAGTCGACAGTTGTCGGATGCTGAGATTTGGGTGTTCTGGCATGGGCTGGACAACTGGGCGCTTTCTGAACAGGCCCGTTGGGCACTGCGGCTTTGCCTGGTGAGCGCGCGACGACCAGACGAGATCGTTCAGGCTCGTAAAGCAGAATTTAATTTACAGTCAGGGCTGTGGAAACAAGGTACGCGAAACAAATCGCAACGTGAACATACGTTGCCGGTCTCTTCCCTGATGCGCCTGTGTATCGAGTCATTGTTAAAGGCCAGCGATCCTGCTTCACCCTGGCTGGTACCGGCACCACGCGATGTGATGCAACCGCTGTCAAAAGGTGCGCTTAATCAGGCTCTGCGACGCATGTTGCGCGCACCGCGCGGCCTGGGACTGGAACATTTTACACCACGAGACCTGCGGCGAACGGCACGCTCAAAGTTATCTGCACTGGACACGCCCAACGACGTGGCAAGAAAAATCATGAATCATGCATTAGAAGGGATAGATCGTGTTTACGATACGCACGACTATGTCGTGCAGATGCGCGCTGCACTGGAAAAGTATTCGGAATCATTACAGGTAATTATCAACAGTGACAGTTACCATTTTCTACATCATCGTTATGAAGGTGAAAGGCTGAAATTAGACAGTTCCTCTGTCATGGTCATGAGCCTTTAA